CAAGCGTGGAAGAGTCGCAACAGGAGACAGTCATGAGTGAGGATTTACGATCTCTGAACACATACCCGGCTTTCTACAATTTTACAGCCGGAGACACAACAACAACAGAAATTCTCCTTCCTTCTCCGGCTACCCAGATCAGTCTTGGATCTGTAGGAAAAGAGATATATGTCTGTCGCAATGGAGCCACAGACGGAGGAGCTGTGCCTGCGAATAAAATGACAGTGCCACAAAGCAATTATATCGTGCTCAAATTGGGCCGAGGAATCAATCGACCGCAATCGATCTTCGTCGCATCGAAGTCAGGCAATGCCGAGATCTCTGTCGTGCTCGAGGAGTTATAGGTGTGTTTCGTTTTGCATTTTTTATCAATCAATCAGGCGGAGCAGGAGGTGACGAAATGAAACAAGCGGATCTTTCGTCGCAGTGTAACGGCTCAAATACGTCCTTTACAATTCCCGAAGAATATCAGGCAGGATCTCTTCGAGTCTACTATAATGGAGTCCGACAAGTGGAAGGAGAAACGTTCAGTGAACATGACACAACAACATTCACAACAACCGATTTCACCCCATCGACAGGTGATTATCTCACTGTCGATTATATACAATCATCCTAGGATTTCTCATGGCTCAAGATTATAGATCACTCGATACTTTCCCAGCAATCAAAACATTCGCAATCAATGGGACAACCTGCGTACAGGTACTTATTCCAAATGACTGTAATCAGGTCACAGTCGCAAGTGAATCACATAAGTTTTATGTCGGACAGCAAGGACAGACAGACGGACAACCTCTAACAGATGACAAATACTTCGTTACTCAGAATGAGAAAGTACTTTTAAAAATAGGAAAAGGACGCAACAGAGCCCGTTCTTTATTCTTTGAGAGTAATTCTTCATCGGATACTCTTGTGATTGTCATGGAAGAGATTATTTAATTTTACCCGGGGACTACAACACGTGTATAACATTAAACCTATATAGGAGTATCTCACATGGGATCAGTACAAATTAAAGGCGGTCAGATAGTCGATTCGGCAATCGTGGCAGCAAAACTTGCAAGCAATGCTGTCACATCAGCAAAAATAACAGACGGAGCAATCACATCAGGAAAGCTCGGAACATCGGCAATTTTGACTGCTGCTCTCAATGACGGAGCGGTCACAGCAGGAAAACTCGGAGCTGCCTCTGTAGAATCCGCAAAGATTGCTGACGGAGCAGTATTAACTGCCAAGCTCGCTGACGGAGCTGTGGACTCGGCCAAACTTGGATCGGCATCTGTTCAAACTGCCAAGCTCGCAGACTCTGCTGTATCTGCTGCAAAACTCGCAAGCTCCGCAGTCGAGACTGCCAAGCTCAACGACGCAGCAGTAACATCTGCAAAGATCGCTGCCGATGCTGTTGACGCTTCAAAACTTGACTTGACAGACACTTATGATTTCACAGGTGGTACTCTACAAGTAAGCACACCGAGTAATGGTAACGACGTACCGAATAAGAGCTACGTTGATTCTGTCGCTGCTGGACTCTCTGTCAAGGAAAACGTCCGAGTCGCTAGTGATAGCAATGTAGATCTGACCTCTGCTCCTGCAAGCATTGACGGTGTCAATCTCTCTAACGGAGATCGTGTATTGTTATTCGGTCAGACAGACCAAGAGGACAATGGAGTTTATTCTTTCGCTGGTTCTAACAATGCGATGTCTCGTACTACAGACATGGATGCAGGTGCAGACTTTCCCGGAGCTTTTCTTTTTGCTCTTGAAGGTAACACTTACGACAATCAAGGCTTTGTCTGTATAAACGACACAGCTCCGAATCTTGGAAATGATAACATTCAGTTTCAAAGATTTACCGGATTAGGCTCCGTCACTGTCTCAGGTGGATTGGAGAAAAATGGCGATGATATCAGCATCTCAAACGGAGGAGTCACAACTGCAAAACTTGCTGACGGTTCTGTATCGACTGCCAAGATCATCGACGCTAATGTCACCAGTGCAAAGATTGCTGACGGCTCTATTTCCAATGCAAAAATGGCTGACGATTCTGTCGGAGCAAACGAGATCATTGATGGATCTGTAGGATCTGCCGCTCTTGCTTCTGCTTCTGTATTGGAAGCAAAGCTTGCTGACGATGCTGTAGCAACTGCAAAGATTGCTGACGGTGCTGTAACTACAGCAAAGATTGCTTCAACTGCTATCGACGCAAGCAAGATCGCAGACAATGCAGTAACAAATGCAAAGCTCGACGACAACGCTGTAGACACTGCCGAGATCGTTGACGCTGCTGTATCAACCGCAAAGATTGCAGACTCTGCCGTCACATCTGGAAAGATTGCTGCTGCTTCTGTGACATCTGCAAAGATTGCTTCCGGTGCTGTAGGTACGACTGCTCTCGCTACTGGTTCTGTAACTTCTGACAAGCTCGGATCTTCTTCTGTGACTGCCGGAAAGCTCGGTATCACTTTCGCTCAGGAAGGATTCCAAGTATCAGGAGGGAGCACATCAACTCTGACTCTCGGTCAATCATTGCCAAGCAATAGCGTCAACTCTGTACTTGTATTCAAGAACGGTCTATCTCTTCGCAACATGACAGCTCTCGGAGATACTCCTGCTGACGAAGACGAATTCAGTATCTCAGGATCAACAGTGACATTCGGAGGCAATCTTTCGAATGGCGACGGTGTCCTTGTATGGTATTGGTACTAGTATTTAATCTTATGTAATGCCTAGCCCGGTCTATATGACCGGGCTTTTTTTATGCTATACAAAGTTATACACAAGTTATACACAGCCTATGAATAACTTTATACACAAGTTATACACAGCCTATGAATAACTTTATACACAAGTTATACACAGCCTATGAATAACTTTTTCAAGAGGTGAGACATGGCAAAAGCAAAGATACAAAAGAAGTATACGAGAGGACTCGGAGAGAGTACATCTGCGAGACGAAAAGCAGAATTTCGCAAACGTATCGAAGGGAAGAGATCAGGCTCTGCTCGCTTCAAACCTGTAGCCGGAGACACCAAGAAGACAAAGCCGAGCAAGTATACTCTGAGTGCGAAGAAGCTCCGGGAAGAAGTCAGAGAAGCAACATCAAAAATGAAGAGCGGAGATCAGCAAGAGAGATTTATGAAAGGAGTCGCAAAGGTGACAGGGATCTCCAAGGGAATCATTTCTCAAGTTTACAAGAGAGGTCTTGCTGCTTGGGCTGTCGGTCATCGGCCCGGAGCGACTCAATCGCAGTGGGCTCGGGCTCGAGTATATTCGTTTCTCCAAAAAGGTGGAGCTGTAACAAAGGGGCCTGATCTGGAATTATATCAGGAGGCAAAAAAGCAACTACAGAAGAGGAGTGCGGGATTCCGTCTGCGTTGAGACGTTGACATGCAGAGACAGCTCTCAAGTATTCTCCTTTCGTCATTCCTCGTCTCTTCCTTGGTTCAAAGACAATCTTGTTATCAATATATCGAGCAAAAATATCGATCATTGTTGCATGCTCCTTTTTTATGCTATACTAGGAAAGAATACAGCAGGGTACGGTCGCGCCGGTAACAGCAGAGAAGCCCAACGCACTCTCAATATAACCCTAACGAATGGAGCCTATCATGGCAACAGTAGATCCAATTAGATTTTCCAATATGGAAAACATCCTCAGATTATCCGCAATGATTTCTCAGGAGATCAATCTCCTTTTGAAAGATAATACAAACCTTCGAAATACTCCTCTCTTGAGCTATCAAGGAAGCATCAACGGTACAGGTTCAGATACTGTCCGTGTACGTCTTGCCGGTCTTGATGGTTATGATTCAATGGCTGCTGCAACTTCTGAAATCTCAGACGAATCCGCAAACACTACAGCATTGACAATTAACAGTGCCGATCTTGTAGCCGCTCGTCAGTACATCATTTATGAAATGTCCGATCTTAGCTCAATGTCCGGATTCGGTGGATCTGATATTGATCCTTTCCGCATCGCTCAAAGCATTGCAGGAAGTTACGAAACTCGTTTTGCAGAGCTCACAGGAGCAGCAGCAGCGTCTTTCACAACTACAGCAGGAGCAAACACTACAACTCTCTCAGTAGACGACTTCTTTGACGCTATCTTTGCACTTGAGCAAGCTTCTTCTGGTGCTGGTGCTCCCGGCCCATACGCATGTGTACTCGCGCCAAAAGCATTAACCGAGCTTCAAGATTCTTTGCGCAATGAGACCGGGAACGCAGTTTCTCGTATGCAGTCCTCAATGGACATGTTGCAAGCCAAAGGCGAAAACTTCGCAGGAAATTTATTCGGTTGTGATGTATATCGATCGGCTCACGTGAACGAAAATGGTTCTGCGGGATTCGACAACTTCATGATTTCTCCAATGGCTCTCGGCTTTGTCGATGGTATTCCTTCCGGTGTACAGGGATCAGCTGATCTCATGTCTATGGGTAAGGTTGTTGTCGAGTTTGATCGTCGTCCTATGTCAGCAAGTACCTTCATCGTAGGTCACGCTTATCTCGGACTCGGAATCATCGAAGACGCTCGCGGAGTAAAATTGCTAAGCAAGCGCTAATCTGATCGTTTTGTTGGGAGGTTGCAGGGTTCAAATCCTGTAGTCTCCGGGCTCTGCGATCTCCCAACTCTTTTTTGTTATGGAGACTACAATGACAGACTACAGTAAATTTTCTCAACCTTGGGAGCAAAAAGCCCAAGTGCAAACGAGAATACCCAAGAAAGCAAACAGTCGATTTCTGTTTGCACACAATCCGGAAAACTGGGAACTCAAAGTGATAGACACATACGCAACAAATAGCGAAGGCAAGCGGAAGAAGGAAAAGATTCCTCTTCTGCTTCCGGTGTTGTCGTCTGTCGGAGAGACTCCCGGAGTCAATGGTACTCGAGCAGTCGGCAACAGAATCGACTCCTCAATCATGCGGACAATGATGCAGGATAAGGGATGGACTTTGCTCGATCCCGGAAAGCATGATTATATGCGAGTATACCCGGCTCACAAAGGAAACTATCATACATCTAAATGGATACGTCTCGAGAAGGTCGGACGCAGAGTGATCGAGCACTTCGACCAAGAAGGATTCGATCAGTGGAGACTTGAGCTCATGACAAGCGGAGCAATCAATCCTCCGCATCCGCAAATTGCTTCTTTGAGATTGATCTCGATGAATAGAGCAATGAGCAGACTCGAGAGAGATCAACATATTCCAGAAGTAGCGAACAGACTCAAGTCAAAGCAGGAAGAGCTGAGACTGACGAAGAAAGCAATCAAGCGAGTCGAAGATCTCGGAGGAGCAGCATATGAGCTCCGATAATAAAAGAGCAGCGATTGATCGCATGGCTCAACGCGTATCACAACAATCTAACATCTCACATACCAAAGCTCGAGAGATAGTAGTCAAGCACTTGACTCGAGCAGACAACAAGAAAAGGAGCTCATAATGTCTTTTACAGATAAGCAAGAATTCAAGATTCCTCGTCACATAGTCCAACCCGGATCTGTCAATCCTGAGACAATCACAGTCAACAAGACTCTGACATATAAGGATGCACAATATCAGCTCCTCAAAAATGTCACAGGAAACCTTGATTGTATCCTCCCTGCGTACAAAGACGGAGCCTCTTTTTGGATCAAGAGCCGATCTTCTTCAACAAGCAATGTAGTCGTCAAGGATGCAGACGCAAACACAATCGCAACGCTCGGAGCTGGTGAGGCTGTTCTCTGTGTCTCTACTACTACAGCGTGGTGGGACGTAATAAAAGGATAATAATCGATGTCTTCGTCTACTCCATACGCAGCACAGATTCGAGCAATCGAACTTCTCGAGAGAAGCAAAGCTCAGACAACAGAGCTTAAATTCTATCGTGATGGTTTGCAGCTCGTTCCGACTGCTGCAACATATACCCTTATCAAGCCGACAGGATCGGACTTGCTCACAGGAGCAACAGCAGCGATCTCGGTCGGTGGTACTGTGTCCTATGCTCACACAGCAGAGCAACTCGCAGACACTGAGACGCTCGGAGAGGGATATGTGCAGGAGTGGACAGTCACGATTGACGGAGACGAGTATCTCTTTCGTCGCATGGCTGCACTCGTCAGACGTAGATTGTATCCTGTTGTTTCAGACATTGATCTGACAGCAACATATTCCGATCTCGAGAATGTCAGACCGAGCTCATTGACAAGCTATCAACAGTATATCGATGATGCTTGGTATCAGATTCTCCGACGAATAAGAAACAGAGGTATGGGATACGAGTATCTCATGATGTCAGCAGAGTCCTTCTTTGAGTCTCACAGGCATCTCTCTTTGTATCTGATCTTCCGAGACTTTCATTCTTCTCTCGGACAGTCGAACGGTCGGTATCTTGACCTAGCGAATGAACACTATCGACTCTATCGAGATGAATTTGATTCAATCAATTTTATCTACGATGAAGATCACGATGGAGAGGCAGACGATCCCAACAAGCGAACAAGAGGACAGCCGACAATCTTCCTCAATCGCCCCGGTCAATACTATCGGAGACGGAGATACTAATGTCTGTATCCGTTAAAGAAGTACAGCGAGCAATCGCAATCAAGATCGGAGACTTGTCAGGATTCCGAGAGATCCGACAACTTCCGGAGATGTTCGGACGCACACAGAACACGCTTGCACATCTTGGTTTCTCGGTCGAAGTATCCAACTCTCAACAAGCGAACGAGAGACAAAGGATTGCAGTCGGGCTCTATGTCGATACGACAGTCAGAGTCAAACTTGCTTATCGACTCCGTCCACATGATCTTGTGCTAGACTATGGCAATGCACTCGACAAAGAGCAAGAGGTGATTCAGTCAGTAATGAATCGCAACTTTGCAAAGGGTATCGAGGTCAGATTCCTCCGGGCTTCTCGCAGGACTCCAGACTCGCAAGAATATTTAATTTCAGAAATAGAGCTCCAAGCTCTGCACACAATCGAACTAACATAACAGGAGCTAAATCATGGCATACTCTACATTACCAAAGACTCGTCGCGATGGTGTCATCACC